ATCTAAGTCATCCTTTAAAAGTGAACCTGGTAGAGGGGCCGAAGCCCCTCATACCAAGCCAGGAGGAGCTGACCGTTAAATAGCGTCAGCAGTGGAAACCCAAGAATAAGCCTCTTGATCCGAAATATACGCATCAACCGTGACCGTTGGCGATGTGCCACCCAAAACATACTCAACGCAGATATAGCGAAGTACCTTTTCAGCAGGAACTACCATTGAGAAGTTTGCCCCTGCGGTCAAGTCAGTAGAAAGCATAATGCGCTCTACCAGGACCGTGCCGAGGCTAGTTGCCGCACCGGTAGCGATGTTGAACTGATAAGTCTCATCACCCGTGGTGAAGTCAGCGGCTACCGTTACATTGAAGTGAACGAAGAGCGGTTTACCTGCGCCAACCTGCCGAGCAGTCTGAGTAAGGTCAACCACGTTTGTGCTATCTGCGGAAGCAGTCAACGCTTGTGCGCTTGAAAGCTCAAGACGCGAATCAATCATAGACATAATATTTTCTCCATAAAGGAAGTTGAAGTTTTATTGAACTACCAATTTATTTATCGGTAGTTATACAATCCGTGCTTCTGCGCTGGTCAAGCTGTCACAACGTCTGACGGGAATGCCATCGAAGGACACAACGTGCTTGCCTCCAACCTGGTCCATCGTAAGATTGACGTTTGTGGTGTTAGCGATCTGCCTACGCAGTACAGAACGGAGTCCGCGATTCATGTAGAACGCAGGTCGGCCTTTACTTTGGTTTGGCAGAAGCTCGATAGCCTGGGCCATCAGGTCCGTAACGTCAGCGCCCGCTGACTTATCAGCAGTCAAGAGAGACTGATCGACATTACAGATACGAACTACATATCTCCAATCCCGCACAGAGAGTCCAACGTCCCACTTGTAGTGAGAACGGTAGGCTTCCATTCGTCCAGAGTTACTGCCATCAGAAGCATCTTCAATTGTCACCTGACCTTTGTCAGTGAACTGGAGCCCCGCTTTTGATCCTTTAGGGTAGATGCCGTGAACGGTATCGGTTCCCCAGGAGATCAACCAGATGGAATTGTTATCAGCACCTGTACCGCCACCATCAATGATGTTGTCAGCGTTTGCAGGTCCAGTAATGTCATTGAAGCGTGGAGAGAATCCCGTGAACTCTTCTGGGCTCGTTCCCTCGTTACCATAAACCAGAGTGTCAGAGAACTCCTGGCTCATGCCTTCAAGGTGGGCGCGGTCTTCACTCATACGAAACGCGGCTGTGTTGCCATTAAGATCAGCCAACTGCTTGTCAATCTCCGCGTAAGCCTCCAGGCTACCGGTTGTATCGGTGACCTGTACGTTGGTTGCTTTGTTGGGCTGAACGCCTCCATATAACTTTCTCCATGTAGGAGCGGGGAGTCCGGCACGAATCGTGGTGCGGTGTCCGGTAGGCAAGTTGCCCTCGGTCCACACCATGTCATCAAGGATTTCATTTGTCTCGTTGAGAATCTCAACGATATTTGCAATCTGCCCATCTGGATCAGTCGCTTTCGCTACATCCGCCAGGGTTGGATTTACTACTGATAAAGTTGCCATGCTTAATAGTCCTCATTAAAAAGGGTTGTAAAAATTCAACCCCTGGGACTCGCAAGCTCTATCAGTTGAAAATGCTCTACCAACTGAGAATCCGCTCAACATGGGCCATCCGTGGCCTTGATAGAGCAAGTCCGTTCCAGGTATTAGTTAGTTACTTATTCATATTCGGGTACATCACTTCCGCAGGAGTCTTCTTATTCTCCCTTGGCTTCATGTTGCCCATAACGAAACGATGATCCTCGCTCATCGCCTGTGTCATGCGGTGAACCATCCTGATAACAGAAGGATGATTGCCGTAACCTGTCTCGTTCATGAAGACCTCAATCTCGGTCATCTGCTGACCTTTCATGGTGCCATCCTGATGTAATACAGGCTTGCCATTTGCATCTGTGGCAGGATCAGAGAAGGAGTTCATGGTCCGCCGTGCGGCAACCATATTCTCCTGCAAATTAGCCCCACCGAACTCTTTGTCGTTCATGGACTCTTTTGCCCATTCCTGATGCATCGCCTCCCTTGCTTCCTGGGAGTTGCTGACAGAACTCAAATGCTTGTCGAGCATTGCTTGCGCGCGATCCGCTTCAGGTAGTTTGTTCAACTCATCTACAAACGACATATAGTCAGACTTCCCCTCATCACTCATCTCATAACCGTCTGGGACAGTAAGAGTAAATTCAGTTGGCTGACTATCCTGCTCTTGCTTCTCCGAACCAGCCTCGGACGTTGTCTCTTGGCTTTCTGTGGTTTCGGTTTCCTTCTCCGCCGTGGCTTCTGCCGTTGCGGTTCCTTCCTGTGATTCTTCAGACATTTGGTTCTCCTTAGATATTTAGAAACATCTTTATTGCTTGCTCCTGGTTCGCTTGCAAGATTTCATCTTTGATTCGATGTCCTGCCTGGTTACGCCCAATCGCCTTATAAATTTCCACATTGTTCGTACCGCTAATGGGTACATTTATGTTTAAGAACGTAAGCACTCCCTTTAAATACCTGCGCCCATGCTCTGATTCGAGTATGTGCCGAAGGTCATCAATCCTTTGATCTACCTTGCTCTTCGCGTCCTGCTTCTTCCTCTCGCGCTTCTCGAAATCGTAGTGACTTGTCATAATTGAGTGAATTGACTCGCGACATTGTTAGCCACGTTGTCTAAGGCGTTGCCACTGCCTTCGGTTTCTGTTTCGCTTAACGTCTTCGCCGTATTCGCGATCTCTGGTATCATTGCCATTTGTTGCTGTTTAGCCTGTGCCTCGGCTCGTTCCTGCCTGATAATTGCTACATCTTCATTAGCAACAATCAAATGAGGAGATATGCCGAGCATCTCGCTGTACTCATCAATCATATCGTCAGCATTGAGCTTGTCTAATACCTCTGGTTTTACCGCTGACATCTGGCCTACTGTCCCAAGGATACGATCCAACGAAGCGATACCCACTGACTTCTGTGCTTGCGCTAACATCGACACATACTCAACACCAATGTCTTGTCCTTGCAACTCTTCAGGAGGAGGAGGGAACAAACCGTCTTCCAGGGCAATGGTGAATGAGTTATCAATCAATGGATCGAGTAGCTCGTTCTGGTTACGCTCCAGGACAGGCCCAAGGATGAGAAGTTTCTCTTCATGTTTCTCTTGGATTTCTCTTGCTGTTTCAGGTTGCTGGCGTTGCTGTGCCGAAATCATCTGGCACATATCAACGAAGAACGCAGAGTTGATACGCCCACGCACATCAGCTATGTCTTCTAATAGATGCTGAAGGTTAAGGTTGACCTCGAATGCTGATCTGATACCACCCGTAGGAGCGGCAGGATCGTAATAGGAGGTTCCACCAGGCAATACATCTTCCATTCCACGGAGCGCCGTAGGAATCTGGAGCGGAGGGTCTGCCTGGTAGTCAATCCCTTTAGCTTTCTTTAGTTGATCGTCTTGCAGTTGAAGAACATCGCCGAGTGCGGTCATGCCAGGACAATCGGAACCGTACACATCCCCACCCCTGACAATCCACCTCGGTGACAGGACAGGGAACTGCTTGAACCCTGATTCGCGCAAGGTCATGTTGTTGTCTTGACCGGACTCAATGAACACTGACTCCCAAGGCATATTCCTGTTATTGCTTTTCAGGACATCTCTCTCTTTTCTAGGCTGGATGGCGTGTATCACGGTTGCCCATTCATCCATGTTGCCTTTTTCGTAAAGCGCCTGTGATGCCAGGGAAACATTCTCAAACCCAAACTCCTGGACCATTGGAGCTATCTGCATCTGCATCTCGCGATAGATAGTGTCAATCTCATAACGGTTGTTCTGTGCAATGTAGAACTCACCTACGGTTTGAGGGTAAAGCCTGATAACGTCTTTATGGTCACGGAACACATAGGCACAAGCAGTACCGAATGCCCCCATCTCCTCGTAAATGCTGTGCAATACGCGGTAGACGTTAGACCTGGCAAAAAGATTACGCATAATCTCTGCCGCTTCATTCAGCCATATCTTTACGGGCTGATACTCCATCAACTCGCGATCACGCAGTGCCAGGTTGAACCACTTACGCGCTGGAGATGACATCCCTGCCATCATGCCAGCCGCAAGAACATTCAATGCCCTGGTCGCTGTGGAATCGTATATAGATAGGTTGCGCCTCTCACCCTTGTTACGGTCTTCAAGGAAATACCTGCCTGACCGAGGTAGGATGCTCTCTGTTATCTGTTTCCAGTGAGAGAAATAGGACTTTTGCTCCAGCTTCAGAGTGCCAAGTCTCCTCATGTACTTTTCGTTTTCTTCTGCCATCAGTGCCTCCATGCACATTGCCTGGAGCATCCTTGCCCCAGGATAAAACTACGCCAACAAGTTACTGCTTAAGTTAAGCTCACTATCATCCAGCCCACCACCTGTCAGCAACGTATCCTGCTTCGTTGTGCCACCAGCCTTCTTCGCCGTCTTAATAGCGTCCGTAGAAGAAGTGTCAGCCGCCTTCTTCGCTTGCTGAATAGATGCCGCATTGAACGCTGAATTGTCAGGAGCCTTTGGGGGCTTGGGTGCCATTGCCGCAGAGGCTATGGTACTCGCCGCCATCAGTGCCAAACCTACCCCAACTGAAATACACATACTAACCTCCGAGTAAAGTCTTGCCGGTACTCAAGGAACTATCACCAATTCCCTGTGTCCCTTGTGTGAATATTGATGAGGAAGCTCCACTACC